TGGGTGCGGCTAGTTCAGCAGGAAGCGCATATGCTGCTAAGGGAGGAGGATCATCTGGTGGTTCCACTGGTGGGCCTACGTCAGCTGGAACTAGCATGATGGCCTAATGGAGTAACAATATGCCTAAGATACCAAGACAGTTCAGTAGAGAGTCAGTACAGGGAATGCCAATGCAGGGGGCCTCCCCCGAAGCTATGACACGAGGATCTCAGGCAAGGGAAAGATTCGCTGGCCAGTTATTGAAGTCAACTCAGGCCTTTGGACAAGCCGTGATGAAGGCCAGAGACGCGTCTGAGCTTACGCGAGCAAAGACGGCATGGGCGAAAGGAACCAATGATTTCCTTCTGGACCTTGATGGTGCGACGGACTATGAAGAGTTTATTCCCAGATACGAGAAGTTCCAAGGTGAACTTCACGCATTGCTTAAGGAGGATTACAAGGGGAATATCCAGGACTTTGACAACTTTGTGGAGAAGGAAAACCTTGTCTCTCGTTTCAAGATAGGGCATAGAGCCAACGTAGGTCAGATTAGCCAGATGAAGGGGCAGTACTTTGAGGACATGGACACGGCAACTAAGCTAGGGAATAGGGACTTAGTTGAGGAATTAACTGGCGCGGGGATTGAGGGGGGGTATGTAGATCCCACGGTGGGAACCAATGCCAAGGAGCAGGCCCTAGACAAGATAGAGTACAATGAAGCTTGGCGGGACATGATGGCATCCCCGGACAGGGCATCGGCAGTTGATGCCATAAGTGGCGCGCCTATCACACCGGGACAGAAGAATGCCTTAATCACACGGTACGATCAAGAGGCAGCACATGCGGAGGCACAGGCCAAAGAGCAGTTGGAAGCGGCACAGACAGCTACTCAGGATGACTTTATCTCTCGTGCCTTTTCTCCTGAAGACTCTCTTACCCACACTGAGATTGACAATTCCAATCTGGAGCCTAACGGTGGGGGTAGCAAAGCGTATTATCACAATCTTGTGGAAGAGAGGGACAAGGCAGTGCTTGCTGGAGAAAGACTCCCATATCAGAGATCAGATCCCAAAGTCTTAGCCAAGGTATTCACCAGAAATACTGACCCGAACCTGACACCAATGACAGCCCCGGAGATTGCTGATCTGCTGGGTAATGGACTGTCCTGGGAAGATGTCAAGTATCTTACCAAGACGATAGGTGTCCGGGAGTCTGACGTGTTCAAGAACACAGAGGCATTCCTCAAGACACAGTTTGGTTACGAGGGAATGCTGAAGGGTTTTGGGGCCAAGCCAATCGGGGCAACGTATTACAACAATGCCTTGACTGAGATACTGGGGGACTTAGCCGAGAGTCCGCTCAAGGGCGTAGAGCTGCTGAATAGGATGTATGAGTTAGCCAAGCCCCACTTGGAGAACTATTGGGATGTGGAACGGAAAAGTCAGAAGGACAGAGATGAGATACTGAAGCTCATGGGAGTGAAGCAGTCCCCCATACACAAGATAATCCAAGACTCCAAGCCTAACCGGAAGAAGTATAAGAGAGGGGAAGGATGGACCAAATAACAGAAGTTGAGTTTGAAGGTAAGATCCTTGAGTTCCCCTCAGACATGTCAGATGACGAGATGGAAGCGGCAATACTGGAACTTTCCCCGGAGGAGCCAGAGGTAGATCCGGCCAAGGGAACTGTCCGGGATAGGCTCATGGCAACTAAGGCACTGAAGGGGCAGAACCCTTTAGTCGCCGACGAAGTACGAAGGGACGCGCTCGAACGTCAGTATGGCGCTTACCGTAAAGACACGTTCTCTCCCCGGACCATGATAGGTAATGTCCCCAGAAACATCTCGGACATCGTAGCCTCCATAGGCTCACTGCTAGCCGGGTCTGCTGTATTCACTGGCAAGTTCGGGGCGAATGTCATAAAGGATGTGAACGAGTTTGCGTCGGAACCAACGTCTACTGACTACAGCAATGTGTTTCCCAGGGTAGAGGAACAGTTCACTCCCGCTGCGAAGTTCACTACGGACTTGGGCAAGGCAATCTACTATGACTGGAAGGCAATGTTTGCTGGAGAAGTGTCAGATGAGATAGGCAAACTTCCCCTTGGCCAGATGAGAGACGCGATATGGGAGAAGGTTGAACGGCAAGGGCTGACAGATACACTACTGTATTTCCTTCAGGACAATCCGGTAGACGCTTTGCTGCTTGGGACAGTTGTCAAGTCGCTTATGGACACTGGGATCAGGACCACGGCGCAGACTGTTAAGGCAGTTGATAATGTCGTGTCCAAGACACCTAAGATAGCCAAGGTCATGGACGAAGTGTTGTCAACTCAGCGCACACCCATAGTTTACAGTTTTGGGGAAGTTGGAGCAAGCGAACCAAAGGTGCTTACTTTTGGCCGTGAGTATTCCA